AACCAAACAGGAGACTAAAATGGCAGTTATAACAAACACAGAGTACAACATTGGGGACTCTGCTTTTCGGCAGGGCGTTCAATGGCTTGCGTTAGCAAATGGGGATACGGGCAGACCTGTCTCACTAAGAAAGTATTTTGATTTGCAGACAATGGCAATTGGAACTTTTGGAGGCGGCACCGCGATTTTACAAGGAACTCTTGACCCAAGAGGAAACCCAAACGATGCCGACCACGCAAGTGCTGTATGGTTCACACTAAAAAGCGCACAAGGGAATGATATTACCGGAACCTCTAACTGGCAGGAACAGATTCTACTTCCTGCTCTCTGGATTCGCCCGTCTATTTCTGGCGGCGCGGCTGGTTCGGTTAATTTCTACTTATTATCGAGAGGATACAAATAATGAAAATTGATAGCTCAATTATTGAAACAATCAAAAAGGCGCAAAAGACTTACAAAGATTTGGCTGATTTAGCTGGTCATCTTGAGGCTTTGCAAGCTGCGGCGTCTGCCAAGGACAATCTTAGCGACCTTAATGCACAAGCCGAAGCCGCAATGAAAGAGTTGGCCGATGCCAAAGCGGGAGTCAGTTCCGTTAAAAAGGCTGCGAAAAATGACGCTGATGCTGTGATTAAAGCCGCAAAAGATGAAGCCGCAGCGATAAAAGTTAAGGCAACCGCTGAGATTGCTGATTTTATGCGCAAAGAAAAAGAGGCAGTGCAAAACGACGTCTCTTCCCTTGTGGCCTCTAAGGAAGAGCTGTTGACTGCTATTGCAATACAAGAAAAAACGCTCGCTGATTTGCGTTCTGAGGTTTCAAAGATTGAGGATACAAAAGCTAAGCTACTTAAAGCCCTCGGCGCATAATGTCTACATTCCGCAGACGTAGGGGGCATGTTTACAGCGCGTTTAATAGCGCGGCTGGGGGCAACTTTGCCGACGATGCTCTGACCTTTGCGATGTACCACGATGACGCTTTAACGATGAGGTTTGTGACCGCCGATGCCTGATACAACCATCAGAGATTTGACACCCGCCACCGTTGGTAATACCAGCGACCTCTTCTATGTCCGTCAAGGCGCGGATACGGTTGATAAGTCCATTACTTCTGATTTGCTAGCCAAGATTAACCCTCGCGTCATTCTGACGGTTTCCACAAACACAATTGCCGCAGACGCAGCGAATACCGAATACGTCTATCTATGCTCCGGCACTATGGATTTTACCCTGCCCGCAGCGGCAGGAAACACGAACACTTACGAGATTAAGAACGCTGGGACTGGTATTATTACCATTATCGGAATCATTGACGGCGGCGCAGATCCACGACTCACAACGCAATATGAATCAATAACACTGGTTTCAAACGGAACCGACTGGAGCATCGTATGACTTATCAGCCAATCCCGCAACAAACCACAATGCCTAATATGGACGTGAGCGCCGTTCCTGTACGTCAAGCACCCCAGAAGGTTATTGCCACTTCATATGCCGCCGCCGGTGCGGGTGTGAACTCTTCGGAAGAGACGCTTATTTCTACTGGTGCGGGCATGACTGTAAACCGTACAGGCGGCAACCTTGTCATCACGGCTGGCACAACTGTGAACAGTGAGACTGTCATCCGCAGCGTGGGCACCATGAACGGGCGCTTGACATTCACCGTAGGCGACACTCTGTCACAGCGTATAGCAAACAATAACTTTTACCGCGAGATTGTTGACGTTATCGGTGATGGTCTATCTTATAACATCGTAAGTGCTGTTATCTTGGATGTAACCAAGACAGCCCACGGTTTCACCGCTGAAAACATTGGACAGCGTATGGACTGGTGCGCTCTTTCATCCGTAGGTGTACCACAAGAGGTCGTTATCGCGTCCATTCCTGACGCGGACACAATCCGATTCACGACCGTTGGTAACCCCGCTTCTGGTTCTGGAACTTGCTCTTTGACTGGCTGGAATAAAATTGAGATTAACTATACGGGCACAACTGCTGCAAACTTTGTCATCAATTCGCGCCGCCGTGGTTATCAAAACACAGCTACTGTAGTGGCAGGCTCGAGTGCTACTGCTGGCGCTTCAATCATGACTACTATTCAGAATGACCGTGTTCTCTTCTCTACTGGCACGATTGCTGTTGGTACTGCGTTCACAGATAGGTCGATGATTATTACAAACATTCCAGAGCCTGATACTGTTATGTACTATCAAATACGCGCCAAAAATGGGACGGTTGCCCCTGCATCAAGCACGACATGGACATGTGCTTTTACACGTGTTCAGGACTTTATTTCCACTCAAGTTGAACTTACAGGCATTCGTCAATCTGGAAGTGGCGTAACTGTACCTGTGTCTGGGTCGTTGACAACTGTTTCCACGGTATCTTCTATCACTTCGGCGCAACTTGCCATACCGGGTCTTCTGGCGGATGTCGCAAGCGCGGCTATTACGACAACAACGACAACAGCCACACTTACCCCGTCATTCGGTGTTACATACACTGTGAATATTCCAGTAACCGCAGTAACGGGAACAAACCCCACACTGGATGTTGTAGTGCAGGAGTCGGATGATACAGGCACGAACTGGTTTGATGTCTATCATTTCGAGCGCATCACGGCCACTGGTTCGTATCGTTCACCGCCACTTACACTGCGCGGAAACCGTGTAAGGTACGTTCAGACAGTCGGCGGCACGACACCTTCTTTCACCCGTGCAATTAACCGTTTGCAGCGTTCTGACGATGCGTCGCAACGGGTAAGATTCATAAACCGCACTATTGTTCCAAACACTCTAAACAGCACAACCGCGACTTATTATATCGAAGGTGCAACTAGCTTGAATGTCATGGTCAGGTGCACAGCACATACAACAGCCGCAACAATCGCTTTGCAGCTTTCGGCAGATAGCGTAAACTGGTACAATGACACAACAACGATCACCACGGCGCTTGGTATTGTATATGCCGCCTACACAAACGAGCAATGGAAGTTCGCCCGATTAATCGTTACGGCAGCGGGTACTGGCATTACGTTAGGTGAAGTCGTCATTACGGGAGTTTCAGGATGATAAAAACAGGAGAGTGCTACTTCAGAGATGACAACGGGTCCTTATGGCTTGCCGAAAGCTTTGAAGAGGATGGTGTTGTTACCACCCAAAGCATCCTAATTGAGGAGGCCGTAGATGATAATAGTTCGCAATAAAGGCAACAAGGAAAACCTGATTATTTCAGGAACCCCCGCCGAACTTGACCGTATGTTAGCAGAATTTAAAGCCGCTGCGGACCGCATGGATAACATTCAAGCCCTGTTCATGGATTGTCACCATAGCCGTACAGATAAAACACTAAGCATTAAGCCGAGGCATAACGTATGATACTTGAACCTATAGCCCTAGCCATAGCCAATCGCGTTCGCGGTGCCGAAAGCGGTACAGGCGTAACAAAGATATTGTTTTCGATTGTCTTTGCCTTGTGTGCCGTATCTATCGGCGTTAAAGAGCCGTTTGCTATTCTGGCGGGCTTCGCTATGTTCTTTGCCATGAAGCCTAGCTGGGGCGAACAAATCGGCGCATGGGCTGGCTTTGATTCATGGGATGGTAGCCGCGACACTGATTTCCTGACTAACTTAATCCTGCCGCGCTTTAAACTATCCGATAAAGCATGGGGGTTCTGCGGCCTTATTACACGCGGTCTGTATTTCATGCTTCCGTTATTAATCTGCCAGTTATGGTTCGCTGCTGCGTTTATTCCGTTTGCCTTTGCCTTGTCTTACGTTGCCGGCGTTGCAATTGAGAAACACGGCCTTAACCGTGACGGATGGGAAATGGCAGAGTATATTTTTGGTTTAATCCTCGGCTTGAGTATGGTATTCTGATGGCTATTGAAAGACGCGCCAACGACATGGAAACAAAAGATACATTGCATCGTATAGAGGAAAGTATCTTATCCATGATGAGGGAGCTTCACGTTGTAAGTGAGCGCGGGGTCCGTACAGAGGAAAAAGTTAATGGTATCTGCGAAAAGCTGGAAGACTACACAGATATTCGCGATTCTGTTAAAAACCATTCTGATTTTATTGGGACATGCAAGGGTATCTTTGTGACTGGTATAGTCGGCGTTGGTGGATGGCTTCTCACCAAAATCGGAAGCCTTATATGAGGCAACAGAGCATACGAAAGTACGGTCTGGCTGCAACGGTAGCCGCGACGCTCGCGATGCCTGTAACGGCGCATTATGAGGGTTTACGTGTAAAGGCGTTTATTGACACCCTCGCGACAAGCCAACCAGCAACAATTTGTTTCGGAGAAACCCTAAACGTCAAAATGGGCGACACAAAAACAGTTCAAGAGTGCAAGGACATGCTAACCATGCGCCTTGGTTATTTTGCTTTTCAGGTCGATAAGATTATCACTGTTCCTATGTCACCAGAGACACATGCCAGCCTTACCAGCTTTACATACAATTGTGGTGTAGAGTGCTTTAAAAAATCCTCTATTGCACGGTTGGCAAATAGTGGTAAGATGCGTGAGGCTTGCGACTTTCTGCTCAAATATAACAGGGCAGGTGGAAAAGTTTTAAACGGCCTTGTGAAACGTAGAGAAGCGGAGCGTCAACTTTGTCTATCGGGACTATAAAAACCATCATAGCGGCAATAATAGCGGCAATAATCTCCGCCGCTGTGTTCTACAACGTAGGCCATTACTTCGGTGACGGGGCTGGATACAAGCGGCACAAAACAGAGATGGAAGCCATTCAGGCCCAGAAAGCAAAAGTGGCTCAAAAAAAAACCGTTCAAAACCAACGCAATCTGAACGCTGTAAATGGAGAAATCGACAATGCGCCTAGTGATGTTAAGTGCGGCACTCTTACTGATGCCTTTATTAAGCGCGTGCGCTAGTTATGTTACGGCGAACGACACGGCAGGGCTGTGCGAACAACCGCAAGCGCCTAGCGACCCAATTACAGAACAAAAGCGCGCAAAATACATGGCGGCGCTATGGTTTAAAGTTGAAGACTGCAAAGCATTATTAGAATAATCCCGCAGGGTATAAAACCCTGATATACCCTCTAGGAAAGGCAAACATGAGCTACTACGATTACCAAATCCCGTCCAAACTATCCCCTAGCGAGGCGTTTGATATCATCGCCCGGGTAAATGACACTCATGCCCATTCACTCATTGGCCGGATATCCGCTGACAATGTATTTTGCGCCATGTCGGAAGCTTATGATTATCTAACTGACAAGGGTTACGAAGTAGAAGGGTTTTCGGTGTTGGCGCCATGATGCTCGTTTGGATGTTGGCTTTTTATTCAGCTATTTTAAAGCCGTAAAATGTGGTAAAAGGGTTTCTATGATTGGTGCTATTTCTATATCGCAGAAAGTAAACCCCGCCTACGCACTTCCCCGCGTACTTTTATTCGATATAGAAACAAGATTTGCCACCGTGGAGATGCAAACCTATTCTTTAAAGCAATACTCAAATTATCTCCCCCATAAATCGGTCACAGAGCCTGTAAAAATAGTTTGCTTGGCGTGGAAGTGGCTTGGCAGTAATGTTATCTCCAGTACCTCTGTAATGGCCGATAAAGAGCGTTTCAAAGAAAACAAGGGCGATGATGGGTATGTTATAGGTGTTTTAAGGCAATTACTTGACGAAGCGGACGTTGCTATTGCTCACAATGGTAATGGATTTGATTTAAAGGTCGCCAAGGCCAGAATGATTGCTCACGGGCTCGATCCAATTACGGACCCTGTTATGATTGACACCTTAAAGGCTTCGCGGCAAATCAGCAAACTTGAAAGCCATTCACTAAGTTATCTTTGTAGGTATTACGGACTTGACGCTAAAGATGAATCCCCCGACTGGCGAAAGGTCTGGGAAGGCGACCCCGAAACAATTAAAGATTGTGAACGGTATTGTCGGCAGGACGTCAGGGCCTTGGAAGCGCTTTATCTTAAATTGCAGCCTTGGATTAAGGGCCACCCTAACTTTGCCAAGTACATTAAAAACCAACATCACGAGGCTTGCCCGCATTGCAATTCCGATAGTTTCCAGAAACGCGGAACGGCGGCAAGACGGACGGGACTATTCCAACGGTTTCATTGTAATAATTGCAAGGCCCAGTTCTATCATAAAAAAAACCTGTCTATCAGGCCGGACATGATATCGTGAAAATCACCCCAGCCATGTATGACACGATACGCAAGGACATTATTAATTTAATGCTTGAGCACGCCGAGATAAAAAAAGAGCTTGAAGAATTAAAGCGGACCATATATATTAAGTGATGCAAGCGGGTTGAGCTTATTCCTTTCCGGTTCTTTTTCTCCCCGCTTGCTTTTTCATTACCCCATCGAAAACTTTACGCCCCTTATTGGGGTGTTTTTTCGTTTAGGATGTGTTAAACTCTTTCACATGGCAGAAATCATTCACGTTGATTTTAAAAACAGGGAATACTGGCCCGATGAAGACGTGATTACAATTGATGATATTCTGACAAACAGTATCGGGTGCTATGCTACTGGGATATTCATAGGGGTTACCTATGATGAGGACGAGAATGAAATGGTCGCGTTTATGACGGATTTCTGCACGAACCATAAAAAAGAAAAAGACGAGGTTATTCGTCTTCTCAAAACAGCATTAAGGTTATTAAAATGAGCGATAAATCTCCAATCAGGCCGTCTTGTTCTCGTATCTGGAAAAAGCTCTATAGTGGTGATTCTCACAAAAAGACGAGCCTTGCACAACAGAATGCCCACAATAATGTGAGCAAGGTTCATATGCGGCCCCGTTAATAGGCCAAGCGCATTGGATTCTTGTTAGGTCGAGAAGTGGCACACTGAGCATATCAGTACGATCTACCAAGTCTCGGGGAATTAGCCTTTTCTTGGTTTTCTTTTTACCTTGGACCCGTGTGCTATGCGGCACGGTTTCACCGATTGTAAGCCCTAAACGGTAAACCTTACCAATCAAAGCCTTAGAAGTTATATTTTTGTCAAACTCTTTGTTAATCTGGGCGGCTATCATGGAAGATGTTGCTTTACGGGCCAGAACAAGCTCTTTTAACCGCTCTACAATCTCAGGCGTCCAGTTATCGGATTTTACCTTTTCGCGCTCGTCTATCAGTTTAAAGACAATTTTATTGCGCTTTACGATATATCGTAGATTTCCTTCGGTGACTGTTTTGCCTAGTACTGGGGCCATTTTCTTAACGGCTTCTGCGTATGACTGGACGGTTGGCGCTAGTTCTCTCAGGCGCTCTATGTATTCAGGTTTCCAAATCATTTCACCCGTCTGCTTTCTTTGTATATTTCCAGAAACTCTTTCACTGTCATATGTTTGTTAGCCATGAGCATTTGATAAAAGTCTATGTTGCATTGTTGTTCGGTTAGGTCCTTCATGCGTCTTTCGCAGCTCTCCAACTGGTCAAGATTGTACACGTATTCATAACGGGCGTTAAATTGCGCCCTGTCGCTTAGCGTGGGTTTGCAAAGCCCGTTCAGTTGCTCTTTTGCCCTTCGGCAGTACTCCATGCTTGACATGTCCTCAAGCGTTACTTGACGGGCGGCGTAGTACTTATCCCATCTGATGATTTTATCGGTCATTCCGTAACCTCTTTGTCTGGAAGTATACCCATTTGCCCAAAGCACGTTGTGTTTTCTGGTAAAGTCAGCCGACCGACCCAAACGCCAGCCCCTGCAATTGCCATTGTTAAAACGGCGGTTAGTATGATTGTAAGGTTCATTGTCTTTCCTTTTTGCGGGTTCATCACGCAGCCTTTTTCGTTTGTTGTTTAAATATCCAGTACTTGCTGTCAAGCATCTTGGCTCGGTTGAAATATAATGAGATAATCACTGGCATTCCCTTATGGCGTATTCTTTAATTTCTGCAATTAAGCAGATTGTCTTTATTTTATCTTTCATGTCGCTATTGACCACTAATAAAGCGAAGGAAGTGCTCCCCAAAATAAATAGCACACAGAATATGAAGAAGTCAAAATCTCTGTCCATCACAACACACTCGCATAATAATCAGCACGCAAATCAGCGGCTTCTTTTTTAGCGTCCTGCGCGTTTTGTAGCCATTCTTCGTGGCCTTGGATGTTTTTTAGGGTTTCGGTTTTGATGCTCTGATAATGTTTTTTCAAATCAAACAACATGCACTCAAAGTTATTATCATCCGAGTTTGTGCTTTCGTTTAAAATGTCATAAACACCACGCGAATTATAAATTACATTCTCAAGAACCTTTACAGCCGCCGAGAACGAATCATCCTCAAAAAAGAACTCAACATCCCCCGCAGCGGATTGCATGGATTCAATGTCTTCTTCGTTTGATGGTAGTTCGGCGAATGGATTATGTATGTAGCTCATTTATTGGTCCCTTTCCTTGGATAAAAAGCAGTATGCACGATTTGCGTATGTGTGTCAACATGTTTTTTAAAATACTTGCGGTGAACAGGATTTGAACAACCCTTTTCTCTTTGTGCCACACGTTCAGCCTGCGCAAGTGTTCCAAGACAAAATATCCTTTTAAAAGGCTGGCTGTGCCAAACAGACGCTCTTGAGGTAAGGTCAAACCAACCAGTCCCTTTAATTAACCCAAAGAAGTATACTCTTCTGACGCCGTATTCATCACCAACTTTGAAAATCTCTATTCGCATCATCGACCCGCAAAATAATAATTATTTTCACACGCCAAATCACCGCTATCGACTAGCTTTTTCAGGATGACTTGCATGTAACGGGTGGATTTGTACTCAAGATGCCACATGATTTGTTGGCGGGTTTTGGGTTCGGTGGAGCAGTATTTAACTATTTTTCTAGCCATACTATTTGATGGGTGATACTTGCACCAGTGAAAATGCCCCGTATGGTCCATAGCGGCGCAGGTTTCCATGTCTGTAATTTCACAACATTGTTTTTTCATTTTTCACCTGTATGGTATCTGTCTAGTGGGGTTAGGTTATCTGGTTTTTGGGTGGCGCTAAGTACCGCCATGCATCCATCATAAACATCATCATAGTGTCGTCTTGCGATGATCGTGTCGCCATGCTCTTGAATATAAGCGCAGATAGCTTTGGCAATTTCAATCTTATCCCAATCCGTTATGCCAGTAGTGTTCTTTTGTTTATCAACGGCTTGCGGCATGTCGGCGACATTAATGTCGTTAACATCGTTTGTTTTCGTGGCGCGGAAAGCTTCATCAGCGAACTTTGCCATGACTCGAATATCGGTCGCGTAACTGTCAGTAGGATCATTCAGTTGCTGAACTAGCGTTTCTGCGTATTTCTGCCAATCCCCCTCGGTTATGGGTTCTGCCACGGTATCCGCATAAACCCCCGCCTCACGATCACGCTGGACGCCCTCGTTATAGCCTTCTGCGTATGCCGTGCGCTGGTCTATGGGTTCTGGGGTGGGTTGTGCGTCAAGGGTGGCGAGGTGTGCGCAAGCGGCTTTATTCAGTATGACAAGCCTTTTAATTGGGAATATATAATTCTCCAAAGCTCTATCGCACGGAACGACCTCATGTTCTTTAATTATGTTTTCACGCAACTCATCCGCAGTTATTTGGTTATCCATTATTTTCTCCTATCTTTGCAATCGCGTCTTCGGCTGCGGCGCGTGGGGTGGGGAAAAGTTCACTTTGAATGATCTTCCCTGTTTCATTGTCGTGCAAAGAGGCTACCCAGTTCACGCCGTAAAACTCAATACAATGCCATTCATATTTTTTAGCTAGTTTTTCTGGCAACTCCGGCAGCACGGTTCCAGCATCGGCGCGGATGAACTTTGTATGGCCGCCATACTCGTTGTATTCAGCAAAGAGTGGTGGCGGTAAATCAGTGTCAGGGTGCGGGTGTTCATCTGCAATCGTTACCCATATTTTTTCAGGCATATCCATTATTTTGTTTTCTCCTCAATTAATTCACAATCACCGCTGGCGATCCAAGATATATCAACGTCATCACAATGTTTTTTATGAAACACCATCGCTTTTTCGCCGGCATAAATGGTGCTGTCATCGCTGGTGATTTCCCACCCTTCAGCGAGTGTAAAAACTTTTCCGTCCAATTGCTCGATGATGTTTGGCTTTGTCTTCCAGACGTCGCCTTTTCTTATGTTAATTCTGTATTGGGCGTACATTATTTCACACCTTTCACATCCACAGGGGGTTTTGGGAGTGGCATCCAGTGTGATAAATTACAACAAGAGCGATCCCTTGAATAATAGAACTCTTTCGCGCCTTCATTCCAATATGCACAAAAATATCCACCGAACGGTGATAATGTTTCCAGAAACTCTGCCTTTATAGCTAAAAACATAGTCCCATCCCTAGGAGCCGTGTCGATTGGCTGCCACGCGCTTGGCTGGGTTAGGGCTGCGCGGATATTTCTAAAACCGTCAATGTAAACTTGCGGAATGTCTCTGTCTGCGCCTAAATATGCCTGTATCCTGTCGGTGTCCAACAAAGCCTGTTTATTTATATCGGTCATCATCTTCTCTCCATAACGCTGTCAAAATCGTCTTCATCTTGTCTGTCAATAATCTCGTTAAAGCATTCTCTGCAAACGCGGTCGTCATCGTATTTGTAAAGGTGATGCTTTGCGCAGAACTTACCGCAGTCATCACATTTATATTCTTCGGTCATCATTCACTCCAATCGTGTTTCGGTGCGGCTGCGAGCATGGCGCTATATATCTTTAGTTCTGTCTCTGGCATGACCTCCATCCCGCCGTTACCATCGCCGTGCATATTACTGCACATGATATCCCACATACGCTCAAGTGTATCCTCTGTCGGCTCCCTAGGAACAACAACCAATTCCCCAGACTGAACACGGGCGGCGAGGCGGAGGGCGGAAATAATTGTTGCTTTGTGCTCTATAGCCCATTCTTCTGTGCCATAGCTGCTGACTTTCCCAGACGTGGGCGCATCATCATAAGCACCCTTAAAATCAAACTTGGTCATGCTAAGCACTCCATCCATTGTTCGTGTGTTAATTGAAATTCAGGTGGGCAAGGTTTCTGCGCCATGAGAAAATCATAAAATAAAAAAAGTAGCACTTCATCATCAGTCATTGAGCAAACGTCCCCTCTATCAGCTTAACCTTGGTGGAAGCTATCTGTGTTTCTATCGTCCAACCAGAATTTGGATTCAGGGTTACAAGACCGTTATCCCACAAATAAACAGTAACCTCCCGTTCGATAGGCTCGTGCCAGATGGAGATGATGTCGCGGTCATATGCCCATTCACGATCTTGGCTGCGTACACATCCATCAGCCTGTACATGAAAACAGGTGAAGTGATTAGGGCAGTAAAACGCGTAGCCAGACTCTCCAATACCGTCACTAACTTTATTATCACTGTAGCGATAAACACACTTCACCTTGCGCCCGTCACGGGTCTTAAACCATTTGTCTATGCTTGATTCGTTGAGTTGGAATGTCATTTTGTGGCCTCATAATTCCATGTCGTTTGTTTAACAATTCGTAAAATTGTCATTTGGTTCACACCAAACATTTTACCTAGTCCGCGACTACCTAAATTCGCATCTCCAAATACGTATAACTTCTTAATATTATCAACATCTTCTCGTGTTAATGTTGTATTATGATGCTTTTCACCAGTCGGGACTGTGCCGTGGAGTTTTTTATCGTCTGCATTTTCCTTGTGTGTGCCGTATGCCAAATTAGTCAATCTATTGTCTGATGGCTTTCCATTTATATGCCTAATTATCGCCCCGCTTGGTCTTTCGCCAATAAAAACACGCATTACTAGAGAGTGGACAGAAAAGTATGAGGCTTTCCTATTTTTATTTAAACCTATGCGCTTGTATCCCTTGGTGGTGGTTACTGGATTTAGAATTCTACCATTCGCTCTACGCATATTACCTAGTGTTGAAACTTCATAGAGCTGTTCATACCCAACAACTGGCTTCCAAATTTCTTCCATTAAAAAACCCTTTACAGAGCCTATCCACGATTGCGCCGTGAATAGACTGTATAAAGGGTTGATGGAGCGCAATTCCATTTTGTCTATATTATACATTAGTTTTATCTCCGTCAACCATTGTCTACTTAAATTGCTCTGGTATTGCGTTGTAAACTATCCCAGCCGCAGTGCCGTAGCCTTCTCTGGCCAAAATATCGTGCGCTACCTTCAAGGCGTACGCCATCGCTTCTAGTTGGGTGTGGAGGGCTTCGACTGTGTCGTTGTGGTGGTATTCTGTTGACCCGTCGTAGCTAACATCATAGGTTTCGTACGCCGCTGGTGGGTTAAAGAAAGTGTATAACTTTTCTGGCATCTGCGTTATTTTATCCATTGTGTTTGTCATTTCACGCTGTCCAATATATCGCAGCAATGTTGCTTAATCGCGTCCAGAGCCTCTTGGGTTTCTTTCTTTTGCTTAAAACCTCGGCTGTTTAAACTGTCTATGCGAAGCTCTATTGCCCTTATTTTCTTAGTAATATCCATCTCAAATCACCATTCCCACCAATATCATTAAAATCACCACCAATATCGCAGGTATATCCTTGCGAAACTCGGCTTGGCTACGGGCTTTGGCTAGTCGGTCAAGGGGGGTCATTTTACCACCTCGGCAAATCTTTCCGCGCCATATGCGCCTTTGGTTATGGTTAAAATCTCTTTCAGGGTGTAGCTGTCTTTTAGCTTGCCCTGTTTTTCAATAAAGTATTGCGTACCCGTCTGACATGCGCCAGTGATAGCGCGGTATACCAAAGCCCACTCGGATACTGTTTTAACTGTTTTTAGGGGCATTTTTTTAAACTGACTCACGTCACGCGACATCATTTTAAATGCCAAATCATCACGCGCTTGCTTTATTGTTTTACCATGCGCCGAAATGTCACCCTCGGAAACAATATAAATTTCATTGCCGTTATTGTCTTTGCATTTCTTTACGTTACCCTTTACAGATATAACACGCAGCATAATACCGTCTGTGAAATCGACTTGAATCCATTCGCCACCTTCAACAATATACCAGCAATCAGGCTTTAGGATTTTACCGTCAACCAGATCAGCTTTGCCACCCAATGGCTTTCCTTCTTTATTGTATTCAGAACACATTAATAGATTCCCTGCGTCACCCTTAACGGCAGCTTGGTATCCAAGAGCAGAACATGCGGAATTTTCACCAGAGCTAGCGGCTGTGCTGTAGTTACCAGAGCTAGCGGCTGTGCTGGAGTTACCAGAGCTAGCGGCTGTGCTGTAGTTACCAGAGCTAGCGGCTGTGCTGTAGTTACCAGAGCTAGCGGCTGTGCTGTAGTTACCAGAGCTAGCGGCTGTGCTGTAGTTACCAGAGCTAGCGGCTGTGCTGTAGTCACCAGAGCTAGCGGCTTTGCTGTAGTTACCAGAGCTAGCGGCTGTGCTGGAGTTACCAGAGCTAGCGGCTGTGCTGTAGTTACCAGAGCTAGCGGCTGTGCTGTAGTCACCAGAGCTAGCGGCTGTGCTGTAGTTACCAGAGCTTTTACTTTTTTTCTCTGTTTCTTTATAAAAATTATCGAAATCTTCTGTGGCTAGTTTTATTAAGTCTTTTATGTCTTGTGTAAATATGTCAGTCATTTGTTACCCTTTCCGTTGGTATGTCCTATTTATATTCGCTAATTGCGAAGAGGTCAAGTGTTTTTAAAACAATTTCACTTCTTTTTTTGTTATCACCAATATATCGCCGTCAACCCTACGTATCCTTGCATCCTCGCTGGTAAACTTCATATCGCGCACATATGCTTGCGCCTCTTGCAATCCCTGCTCGTCATCTTGTGTTGCCAGCAATACAAATTTTGCGGGATACATCATCGCGTAAACCCATAGTAGGCAATAAGTGCGGATTCTGCTCTGCCGTCATCTTTCTTCCTGTCCCAGTTGTGGGCATGATTCGGCATCAACTGACTGGCACGTAAACGCGCCGCGTCTTTATCGGCGGGGCAAGCCATGGTTTTTTTCCATGTCTGCGGCGTGATATAAGTCACGGGCACTTTGCAGACAATCAAGGCATTATCTACGCACGTTACCGCGCAGCCAAAAGAAAACGCGCTGGCGGCTCCGTTGCCGAACTGGGCGGATACTAATTCCACATATGCGTGGTCTGGTTTCTGTTCCATGATAATCTTGCACAACATGGCAAAATCTACGCGCTTGCGCTTGGTCTTGCCTTTGGCGATTTCGTACACGGGCATGTCAAACAAGATTAATTCTTCACCATCGTAAAATGATAAGGCGCCGCCTGCGCCCGGGTCGATTCCGAGTATCGTTCTCATGCCGATAACCTCGCGGCGGTTGCCAGTCTATCGGCATACAGTTTAAGCCTGTTGTACTTTTTATCGTATATTGTTTGAGCAATAAATGGTTTTTCTGCTAAAGGTATATCTAATTTCTCTTGCGCCATATCATCCATTGCGCCTTTAATGACTTGCAAAGGGTTGTCCGTTTCCAAGGCGGCCAGCACAATCATATCAGCCTTCGAAACCCATCCGGCGAAAGCGTGACACTTGCGGCATCTATAGGACGCTGCATGGTATCCGCTACCATCACCCAACCCCAGCTTGGCGTCACCGCATTTACGGCACTGGCCTTCTATAATGATTTCATTATTTTTTTTATAGATATCTGGCATTTTCTACTCCTAACCATTTAACAATGGGGGCGCGAACCCCCATCATAAAGTGGTTAGAACTCGCTTTCGGCCTTGGACGATTCAGGCGCATCGAAAGGGATGTCTTCTCCAGCTTCGGTATCATCAAAATCTTTCGGACGATCGACCCACTTAGTGATTTTCATCACTGGTTTGTAGTTCGTGCCAAATTTGTCTTTTGATGCCTCCGTGCCTTCGCACTTCACAACAGGAAGCTTGCCAGCATTTTTTGCTAGATCGGCCTCATATTGTGAATACAGTTCTACAATCGCGTTATTCAGGTGCATGGAAGCGCCCGTCAATTCCACCACGCCGCCGAATTGCTTCGGTGAAAACAGTGCAATCTTAAAGCCGCGCTTGTGGCTGTCGGACGGCTTGGCAACAGCTTCACCAAGTGTCGGGTCAAGATATATGCTAGGCGCTTGACCTTCGGCAAAGAAAAACCAGCCCGTTTTGATATTGGCAAAATCAGCGACAAATTCGGGGTTTTGCACCTCGACTTCTTTATCGTCTTTTTTGACATACCAACGGCCTGATTTTGCATTATATTTGGCGTACGGAAGGTAATCTCCGCCGCTTTGTGTGATGTTTAATGGCATTTTGCATTCTCCTTTAAGATTTGAGCATTTTCAACTAGGGCGAAGTTGACACGCATATTCTGCTTTTGCAGATATTCTTCCCAAGCGTCTGGGTGCTTCGCGCCTTTAGCGCAATTACACTTAACGCATAAAATCTGTAGATTGTCTGGATAGTTGGAGCCGCCCAGTGCTAAGGGCATGACGTGATCCACATGGTAATTTTGCAACTCGCAGCCGCAGGACGCGCAAAGGCCGTTTTGCTTTGAAAATATTTCTAATACGTCTTGCCCCGTAAAGGCTCCTTCAGCGTTCCGCTGCCGAGCAATTCTATTTAAGACAATTGCTCTATTTTTCTCTGGGTTTTCATTTCTCCAGTTTTTTATCATCGCCTTCATTTTTTCTTTATTATTGTCGGCGTAGTTTTTTACGGTTTTCCTGACTTTATCTCTATTTTCGCCGCGCCATTTCTTGTGGCGCTCAATATACTTGTCCCAATTCCTGAGAACCGATTCTCTTGCTTTAGCGGCTGCACGTTCTGGGTTTTCTTTTGCCCACTTCTTAACGGCAATTCTTTTACACTCGCGGCAACCGTAATCCGAAGTTAATCGCTCATCTATGTGGCCGTGTGAGCAAGGCTTACCCGTAAAGTAATAGGGCAGTCCTTTTTCTTTGGCTTCGGCGCGGCTAACAATATCTTGCATTTACATTCCTCGTTACTAATAAACTATCAATAAGCTACAAAATTGAATAAGGCAATACCTAAAATAAAAATAATTCTTTCCGTATTGTCTCCGCGCCGCCCCAATAGAAACTATCGGGTTGCACGTCTACCATCTTTGCCAGTTCTTCCTTATCAAAAGAACGCAAGAGTTTTTCCTGCCTGTTCAAGAGCGTTTTAATTTCAGCCATAACGGCGTCCATGTCTTCACATACATGCCATACCGCTTTTTTAGGCGTCACATACAGGAATCGCGTTTCTTTACCAAACGCTTTTTGATACAATGCACACTGGCGTGCATGTTCGGATGAAAGGCTTGACGGTGCGCGCATTGTAGTCTTCAAATCGACAATTTTATCTTTATAGTCCAGATCTATAAAACCGATGACTGGCAACTCCCACCCGTCACCCTTGCACATAATAGAAAACCCTTTTTGCTTGCCGTCTGGCTCAAATTCAGGCACGCCGAACGGCTCCAGCTCGCTCAACGCGTTCTCGACAAAGCCGCGTATAGCCTCGCCTCGCTTCACATTGTCGTCCGACCTGTCTAGCATTATTGCTTTGTTGTAAGATTTCTCCGCTTCTTTTATCGCGGCTTCTTTGTCAAGCCTGCCGGTCAATACGGCCACGACCGCGTCTTCGGCCAGAACACCAGCGCGCGCGGCCACGGAAAACGGGAACTTACGCCCGTATAAATACTTGGCCACCCATGCGCCTTGTGAACCTGACCACATATTAAGTGACGATGCCGACATATGTTTAATGCCGTGACGTTCCCACCCATTCATGAGATATAGCTCTTGATCAAAAACCGGACCAGCTCGGCGGATGTTCTGATTCCGCTTTTCTCGCGCGCGTCTTCCAGCTCTTTTGCCTCTTTTTCGTTTAACGTGATGTGTATTACTTTCACGGCACAACCTTTCTATTATGTATTAATTTCGTTAGTAAAACACATAAAATTACTATTGACAAGTGATGCCGCTTAAATAATCATCATACAGGCAGGGCTAGGTATGGATAGCTACCATATCGAAGCCGTCCCAGCGCGGCGGCCTTGCTATTTTTTTAGCTGGAACCAACGCTGGAGATGATAATGACCTATTTTAATTCACAAGACGCCCGTATTCTGATCAATCGTTACGGGTTCAGTATATTCCCCGTACATGGCATATATAACGGCCTATGTACATGCGGCAACGCCGATTGCTCCAACAAGGGCAAGCACCCTGCCACGGCACACGGGCTTAAAGATGCCACCAATGATATAGACGCACTCAAAGACCTATGGTCGGCGCGCAAGTATCTCAATGTGGGCGTGGCCACGGGCAAGGCGTCTAATATCTTTGTCATTGATATAGACGGCGCGGACGGTGAAGACGCGCTTTTGGAGTTGGGCGAGGTTCCGAACACGCTGCAAGTCAATACAGGACGCGGACGGCATTTGTATTTTAGATACCCAGCAACTGGCGAGGTTATTACCAAAAAGGGTATATTACCGCATGTAGACGTGCGCGGCGATGGCGGCTATGTATGCGGCGCTGGATCGAATCACTATTCAGGAGCGACATATGAATGGTATGACGAAAACGATGAAATCTTGGAAGCGCCTGATTTCATCCTCGCGCTCGTGCTAAAATCGAATCAGTCGGCCACCAATCCAAGCGGCCTGAATATCGAACCGGTGCGCCGCGTTAAATCATCTCTTAATCTTACGCAGGATTTTACCCGCGAAGATATCGAGTCCATGCTTAATCACATATCGCCCGATTGCGGTTATGATGAATGGGTGCAGACTGGTATGGCAATCAGCGATTACGGCCTCCCCTTCTCGGTATGGGATACGTGGTCGGCCAAGGGCACTAAATACGACAAGCACGGCATGGCACGCAAGTGGAATAGCTTTAAAGGAAGCGGCGTAAGTATAGGCTCGCTTGTCCATGCGGCTAAGCAGGGCGGCTGGAGGCCTGAGCGTAAACAATTCGATGATTATGGCGAATCGCGCAAAATCGCGCAAAATCGCGCAAATTCTGAAAACGATACCCTACCCGTCACGTTACCCGTGATTGACCCAATGGAAGACGCGCCCAAAATAGGAGACAAGCCCAAAGGGATGCAGCTTATCATGGCGGATGATATAAGGCCGTCCATTAACAAGACCGACTTCGTGCAGGGGCTATTGGCCGACAACCAATTCAGTGTCGTTTACGGCGAATCCAATTGCGGCAAGACGTTCTTCATGACCGACCTATGTTTCCATATAGCGCAGGGCAAGAGATGGCGCGATAAGCGTGTGGATCAGGGCGGCGTTGTTTATGTGGCCTTAGAGGGCGCGTATGGTCTGGGCAATCGTTTAGAGGCGTATAGACAGCACTATAATGACGGGCAGGGCATGGCGTTCGCTATGCTCGCCTCGCAGGTTGATTTCATGAATCCTGAGGGCAACATCAATGAGTTTATCGACCTGTTGAAGAACTCCACGGACAAGATGCCGTCCATAAGGTTGATTGTCATTGATACGCTGGCCCGTGCCATAGCGGGCGGTGACGAGAATAGCGGGCAGGATATGGGGATGCTTGTCCACCATGCGGATTTGATACGTTACCACACGGGCGCGCATGTCTGCTTCATCCACCATAGCGGCAAGGACAAGGCACGCGGTGCGCGCGGTCATAGCTCGTTACGGGCTGCCGTGGACACGGAAATAGAAATCAGCCGCGATGAGGGCGCCAATTTCTCAAAAATCCGCGTCGTCAAGCAGCGCGAACTGGAACTGGGCGATGAAATGGCTTTTAGTTTAAAGACCGTTTCTATCGGGGTCGATACGCGCACCAATGAGGAAATTACGAGCTGCGTTGTTCAGGGCGTTAATCTTGATGATGTATCAACGTCTGTTAAATCTGAAAAACTCACTGACATGCAAAAATTTGTTTACGATACGATTGTTTATTGCCTGCATAATAGGGGCGCGCTCAAACCTATGGGGGCACAAGGCGAAGTTGTGAACTGTATCTCTTATGTCGATTTACGAGACGCACTATCAGAGCGCGGCTATAAAGATTTGGTGGACGGTGACAAGGCCAAAACAACGACAGGAAATATTCGCGTGGCTCTTAAACGTAAGGGCAAAATCGACTTCGGGCAGTCGTTTATCTGGCTAACAAATCAAGAATAAAAGGATTTTTTTATGAATTTTTTCACCTTCAACATTAGGCTTATTGTCTTAATCGGACAGTTTGTTGGAGGATTTATTTTTGGAGCGATGCGAGTCATCGTACCAAAATAAATCCGACATGTCAAACCCTGTTATGCGGGTATTTTAGAAAAAATTTAAAAAATATTTAATATAGAAAGTATGGCATGAAGCGTAAATCTGTAAAATCAAAAATCAAGGAATGGCCGGATAGCGATTGGTTAAAATCGAAGCAATATTGCATCAATCAGCACCTGCAAAGATTGGACAGAATCATCATGCACTATGATGCGGTGTACGGCCATGGCAAATTACTCATGGTTGCGGGTGATGACATGAATAATAAGATGGCGCGGCAATGGGGCAAGATAGAGGCGGCGATAGATGCCGAAGCCCCTGCCGATGTGGCGGCGCTTGTCGAGGGTATGGCGCGCGGTTATGCGGCTATAGAAAAAGAGGCGGTTGCCAACGGACTAAAGCCGATAGAGTTTATGAATTGGGTAGATGATAGCGGTGAACACATATTTGTACGCACATGGGAAGACGCGCAGGCGGTCGGCGGCGATAATGTATATACAATGGAGCAAGTGGCGCATATACTGGGTGAGCAAAAGAGGAAGTTGCTTTCAATTTGATAGTTATTGACCCCGCCCGAATGATGTGGCAAAAATAAACCATGACAATTCAGAACTTACCATGTGGCGATCATCGTGCGGCTGAATTTACGGAAAAGCTTTTACAGTTTATTCGTACAGAGGCTTATGGCTTGCCGTTTCCTACTGTTTTAGGGGTGATTGAGTTAGCAAAGGATGAATTAAAGGATTGCCAATCATCGGAAATCGTGTAATATAATTTTACCTTTCTGGTTGTGTCCTCACTGCCTGATGGTTAATAGAGAAAAAAATGTCACCGCCCCCGTCGGTATATACGGGGAACCCTAAATTATTTTCACTTTCCGCATTTTTCCCCTTGACACCTATTCGCCATTCATGCATAAATAGGTTATCCAAGGAAAGGGATTAAACAATGACTGATTTAATTTACTACCAAGATAAAATGTTCACCCGCTTTATACCAGAAACAGATGCGGGCGTTGTGGCCTATAATGAGATGGCAACACAGATGAATGGCGTGCCTGCCGTGTTAAACTTTGAAGCCGCCCGCGTTATCCAGCAATTGCGTTCCTCTGGCTATTCGATTGCCAAGGCAAAGAAAGTTAAAAACGATATTAGCGCTGATGAATTGCTTGCGGAGTTGGTGGCATGATTGACACCAGAATGGATTATGAATTTCACAGGCTATGCCAGAGTTGCTGGGATGCCCTTGATATACAAGATAGTGGCGGCAGGCATATATCAGAACATATTACCGACCTCAAAAACAGGGTTAAAGACATTGAAGAGGATAATGCAAGGATGGAGGAAGCGCTGGTTCTAATTTCTGGCACGGCAGGCGAAGGTGATATTGTTGATATGGCAGAAAAAGGATTGGGCAGGAAGGCATGAGCAACGATATACCAGAAATAATTTACGCTAACGATAGTGGTCGCAGGGATGGAACTGTGACAGGCGGCTTTTGGTCAGTATTTCCAGAGCCTCGTTGCGGTTCTAAACAAACAATCACACAATCGCGCTCAAAGTATAAACGGACTCAATACGTTAGGGCTGACTTATTGCTAGAAAGATTACAGACTGTGAAAAGCTCCGACAGGGCAGGGCAATATGCTGAAATAATCCTTAGGAAGGTTAAAGAAACCCCATCCGATATGCAGCATGCTGTTGTAACTATTCTTATGCAAACGATATTAAACAAGGAATCGGTATGACCCCCACAATTACATGGACCAACAACAACCCCGACACCATACACAACACACTAAAACGCAAGCTAGGACGTGAGCCTACACATAACGAACTTACTGCCGAGGTATGGCGGATTATTCAGGAGGCTAGGGATGAAAACGAACCATCTTGATTTTAGAATAGGATACGTGCCGGGTATGATAGGTGGAAAAGGCAATCACTGGACGGCAAAGCACACGATTAACAATGTTTACCTAAAGACGGAACACAGCACATACGAATCGGCTGCGGAGTGGCTTAAGAAAAAGGATGGGGCCATACCAGTGGCTATGCTTTTGGTGTGGGGTGAAAGATGAAACTAAATAATATACGCAGAAAACTAAGCTTGTGGTTTAAAGTCACAAAGGTTATCTTTGCAGGCAATTACGAGGAATTTATTGAGCGTGAAGCCAGACTTATACCGATGATGAGAAATATCAGAGAGTCGATGAGAATTACGGGGCGGGTCCTTGCTGAGAATATGCCTAAGATATACAGAGGTAAATATGAAAGAATGTAAATTCTGCAAAAATCACGGCAACACACCAAACGCCGAAACCATAGCGTCACTGGAAAGCACTGATATCGAGCATGTCGGCACTGTCGATGATTTACGGCATAAATACGCGCATTTGTCCGAGGAGCTTATTGAGAAAATGGAGCGGGGAAGATAGGGGGCTAGACTTTCTTTAAGCTTTAGAGTATAATACTAGATTATGGGTAGACCAGCAGGATCATTGAACAAAGTTACTAAGGGCCTTAAAGAGGCAATACTTGATGCAATTGAAATCAAGGGGCGTATGCTTATGGGTGAACCCATGCCCGATGACTGCACGGGCATGACACGATTCTTTCTCGAAACAGCAGAGGAAAAGGACCGTTCAAGCCTGATGACGCTTGTTGGTAAGGTCCTGCCAACTACTATAGCGGGGGATAAGGAAAATCCTCTACATACCACAACAACCCTTGCAGCAGAAGATAAAGCCATCCTTGAACGCTACATTAACGCCAGTAAAAAATAGACTTTACGTGCGCGGATTTGTTTGCTAGGCTTTGACAAAAGGAGCCACCATATGAGTGATACACTAGAATTTACCACAGAGAATTTTTCCAAACTTGCAAAACAGGTGCTTGACCTTGAGGCGCAACTTGACGCTACACGCAAAGAAAACCTGACCGTTGAAGTAGACAAGCAAAAACTGCTCTGGGCCATGGAGCAAGCGCAGCGCGTAAACGGCCAGACAAACATGCCAAATGATACCAAGGGTGTTATTGAAAGCGCCAAACAGTTTGTAGCCTACATTGACGAAGGCTTAATGGAAGCCGAAGCCGCACGGAGTGTTGTACAATGATGACGCAAATGAACATACCAAAGTATGCCAAGGAGCAATTGACCCCGAAAAGCCGTGAGGAATTGCGTGCTATTCTGGTTTCGCTAGGGCAGCCGCCACACCATATGGCAAAAGAGCCGAGCATGATTGAGTCTATTATGCGTATCCAGAACACCATCCAGCCTAGCGACTTAGGCGAGAAAGAGGAGTCCGTTAAAGCACCTGCACCTGTTATCACACTGACAGCCGATGAAATCATGGTTGTCGTGCAGCCAATGATCCAGCGCGGCCTAAAGGTCTCTTTCCTTGATGATGGTAAGACATGGCATTTTAAGAACGGTGTGGCAGAGGATTCGGGCAGTGTAACTATTCCACTTACGGTTATTGAGCAGCGTGCCTATTCATTGATGCGTGCGCGTTTACCGGCCCGTGTTGACGTTGACGGCGTGAAGATGTTGGCATGAGCCTTGAAAAGCTATCCATCCACCAACTGCGCGGCATTGCCCAGTCTTATGGGATTCAGGATATATTCTCCAAAACGGATATTCAACTGCGCCAAGATATTAGCTTAAGGCAACAAGAGCAATTGCCAAAGGTCGAGACAATCGTTCCCAAGCCTGAATACGATGCAAGGTTAATGAACCGCCCGCCCGCTAAGCGTTCCAATGAGTCGTTAGTTCGGGAAGCTTTAGACGGGCATATCAGAATGGGCTTACATGTTCGTTTTGACGAAGAGCGTTGGTATTTTGCTCACGGCAAGAAGACAGACGAGGGGCCGCTTAGAATGCCTTTGATTAGTATCATTCGGTGTGCGGATTCGGTGTTGAAGTGATTAAGGACGTAAAAGAGCTATATCCTGATTGCGTTGTGAAGTTCAGCCCTACTTCCTATCATCTTGACGTTATAAAGCCTGATGGCTCGGTGTCTTTGGTGCCGTATGGCAAATGAAGTAGAAGCATTTGACGCTTTATGCCGAACGAACTTTGATGCGTTTGCAGAGCGTGCGTTTAGAGAAGTAAATCCCGGCATTAAGTTTGAATGGTCGTGGCACATAGGATGCGTTGCTGACCATTTACAGGCTTTGCATGAGGGAACACTTCCTAACGGCAAGACGCGCCTTTGCATTAATGTACCCCCTCGCTCACTGAAATCATACCTAGCCTCAATTGCTTTTCCCGCGTGGGTACTGGGTAATGACGCGCATGAGAAGTTCATTGCGACATCGTTTAACGCCACACTAGCTAAGGAAATGGCGCAAAAGTCACGTATTCTTATCGAGTCTGACTGGTATCAGCGGATATTCCCTGCAATGCGATTGGACAGCACACAGAACGAGAAACATAATTTCTGGACGACAAAGCGCGGGATGTATTTCTCAAGCGCTATTATGTCTGTAACTGGCCGTGGCAGTACCTACGTTTTACTTGATGATCCTGTGAACCCCACTGAGGCGTTTAGCCCTACAGTCCGCGAAAATACTAATGCGCAGATTGCCTCGACAATCCCCACGCGCTTTAATGACCTTCGCAATGCTAAGTGGTTGTTGATTATGCAGCGGCTGCACGATGATGACCCAACAGGACACTTTGCACTTAAAGACCCTGATAGGTGGCATGTTCTCAAACTACCGGGCGAAAACCTGACGAGCCAGCCGATTGTTTACGACTTAAACGGCAAAACGTGGCGCATGGAGCCGGGCGAGTTGTTATTCCCTGACCGGCTTACACGCGAGGTTTTAGACGGGTTGCGTGCGGACCTTGGGGAATACAACTACGCTGGCCAGATATTGCAGGAGCCTGTACCGATTGGCGGCGGTGAGTTTCTCCCTGAATGGATTAAGTACTACGCTCAAGGCGGCATAAGACCCAAGGAGATGAATGTTGTTATCCTTGTCGATCCATCTGGCGGCGATGAATTGAACAAAAAGAAGAAAAAGAATTCCGACTGGACGGCAATGGTGGTTGTGGGGCTTGCACCTGATAACAATTACTATTTGCTTGACGTAATACGTGACCGTCTAAACCCTACGGAGCGCATTGACACGCTGTTTATGCTTCATCGTAAATGGAATGATCTATGCGGAAAGCCGCCCAAAGTGGGGTATGAGAAATACGGCATGATGACGGATACCCATTATATCCGCGAGAAAATGAGAACGGATGCGTATAACTTTAGCATTACAGAACTAGGTGGTTCTATGGCAAAAGAGGAAAGAATCCGCAGATTAATCCCTGACATGCAAAATGGCCGTTGGTTTTTTCCAAATACTATGTTATACGTAGATGGCGAGGGCCGTCAATTCGACCTCGTTCAAGAGATATTACAAGGGGAGATGGCCACGTTTCCTAGGGCAAGGCACGATGACTGCATTGACGCATTAAGTCGTATAAAAGAAGAAGAACTATTTATGGTATTTCCAAAACCCAAGACTACCAGAGTGGCAAGAGCTTATGACGTTGATCGTTCAACTGGTGACTGGTATCATGACCTATGACAAGAGAAACTGAAATAGCCTCCCAATGGGATAAGCACAAGCGCATTACCTCAACAGGTATTGGTTCGCAGTACAACAACACGCGGTCCTGTATTGCGTTTTATAACGGCGATACTATGGCCTATACGGATAAGATTCAGTTCTCTGATGATGCGGGACGCAGACGCGCTGCTGCTGTGCAATTCAATAAGGTAAAGCCGCCTGTTGACGCGGTTGCGGGCTTTATGGCACAGAACCGCAGACAGACTAAATACATCGCCCGACTTTCTGGCTCGCAAGAACAAGAGATGTATTCCAGATACATGAACGCGCTTCATTCGTTTCACCGCGAGAACATGAACGCTGACCATATTGAGACAGACCAAGACGCCGACATGCTGATTAATGGTTATGGCGCGGTTGAAACTGATTTAACTTACATTCAAGGTAATGCCACGACCGACCCGAACGGCGAAATCCTTATGATGCGCCTAGACCCGTTGTGTGTGGGCTGGGATACGCACGCCAAGCAAAAGAATTTAATGGATGCACGTTGGGCGTATTACTGGCAGGATTATGACCTCAAGGAGGCCCTTCAATTATTCCAAGGCTCTGAGGCTGGGGACTTCCAATCCGTTGATGATGTGACGCAGGATTCTGGCTATAAGTACAATCCGTATGGTGGCGTTTACGATAAGATTAAAGACGAAGATAGTGTGGAGTGGGCTACTAAGTCCGAAGACATGGTGCGGGTTTATAACTATCAGTGGTTTGAGTATGAGAACTTTTACCGCGCCGCCAATCCATTAAAAGCCTTGCAGCCGGAATTGGTACAAGAAGCCTTGTTCCGTATGCAAATGATTGCTGAACAGGTTAATACGTTGGTGGGTCCTGATGGGGCGCAAACGACTGACATGTTTGATTTTGATCCCGAAGCCGAAGTGCTGACGTTTAACGATAAGGCGAAAGGGTTATTGGCTAAAGAGTTCGGTAATTTGATTAAGCCTGTCGGCTTTAAGCGCAAGTGCTTCTACACGGCGATCATTTCTGGTAATCACGTATTCCAGTACTTCAAATCCATATGCCAGCAAGGTTTCTCGATTAAGTTCAAGACTGGTATTTATGACGATACGCACAAAGTATGGATTGGCATGGTTAACGCCATGATGGAGCCAGCGCGTTACTATAACAAATCCTTGACTGAGTTGATGTTTACTATTGCCTCGAACTCTAAAGGCGGGGTGATGGTAGAATCCAACGCGGTTGAGGATATTACGGACTTCTCTTCCAAGTGGGCAAAGACTGATGCAGTGATTGAAGTCCGTGATGGCGCATTATCAGGTGGGAAGATACAAGAAAAAGCCCGTCCGCAAGTTCCTACTGGCTTAGAAGGTTTGGTGCAATTGAGTGCCGCTGCCGTGGATACCGCTTCTGGTGTAGACCCTGCGTTCCTTGGTAGCCGTGAAAAAGGAATGGACGAGTCGGGTATATTGTTTAAGCGCCGTATTCGCCAGATTATCTCGACAATGGCGCGTTATGTCGATTCCGTGACCATGTATCAAAAAGAACACGCCCGTATGATGGCTGATTTGATTCGCGTTTGGGTAGAAAACAACGATGGCGCCATGTTCCGCATTACGGGAGAAGACGGCAAGGAAGAATTTGCCATGGTTAATTCGGACGCATTGGCCGCTGAATATGACGTAACCATTCAAGAGGCCCCGCAAACGCCAGAGGATAAAGAAGAGACCGCTGCTACATTGGGGACTTATGGCGATAAACTCGCCGCTGTGGGCGATATCGCCACTGCCAAGGTGTTTTATGCGCAATCCGTTAAGATGCTTAACATTGACGGCCAGATCCGCAATGAATTACTGCAATCACTCCAACCGCAACAGGGCCAGATTGATCCGAACCAGTTCGCTGCTATGCAAGCCGAACTTGAGCAGCTTAAAAGCGAACTCACGCAAGCGCAGGTCGGTAAGCTTATGGCCGATGCCAATCTTGCAGCCGCCCGCGCTCAGGTTGAACAAGCTAAGGTCGGACAGACGCAAGCAGTCACCGCTAAGACACTTGAAGAAGCGGCCAGAACAGCGTATGAGAAGGATATTGTCAAATCAGGACAATACGAAAGTGCAAGCGTTAACATATAAAGGAGCCACCGCATGAGTTTAAAAGACATACTTGAAGCCGAAGACACTATTGAACAGGCTATTGACGAGCCTGAACAGGAAGAAAACACAGAGCAGCCCGTTGATGACACACCGGAAGAGCCTGTCGTTGATGAGGCCCCTAAAGAAGAAGAGCCTAAGAAGGAAGAGAAAACGGCTGATGATTTTGCCCGTGAGCGCCGTGAGCGTGTTGCAGAGGCAAAGCGCATTAAGGATGCTGAACGCCGCGCAGAAGAAGCTGAGGCCCGTGCCGCTGCCTTGGAAGCGCCTGAAACAGCCGAACAGACAGAAATTCATCCTGACATATTGGAAATAATTGAAGACAAAAAATTCGAAAAAGCCGGGCAAGAGTTTAGCCAGCTTGAAGAAGAGTTTAAACGTCAGGCCCCGAGTGACTTTGAAGAAGTGTCCACGGGTTACAAAGTGGCTCTTTATAACTCAATTCGCCTCGACAACCCACGCTTGACACATGACCAGTTATTGAAAGAAACCAATCGTAAATTGCTCATTAAGGCTGGCTCTTATTATAATCAAGGCTTAAACCCGATTGAAGAAATGTATCACGATGCAAAATCGTTAGGCTTAAGTTACAAACAGCCAGAGCCTAAAGAGGAGGTCAAAGAACGCAAGCCAGATATGAATAAGGTTCACGAGAACCAAAAGCGTTCTGCTGGTATGGCGGGCGCGCCGGGTCGTGGCACTGCTTCGTTTCAACCTAATACCGCAATGACAATCGCCGACTGGTCCAAAGCCATAAGCGAAAAACGCGTATAGAAAGGACGGAGAAATGAAGAAAGCAAAACCTACCAAGACGCCAAAGCCTACCAAAAAGGGCTGCTAATTATCTATTGCACGGGCTTTAAACCCGTGTTATAGTTCTATTGCCCAGTAATGGAGGCCGCGCAGAGGCTTTAAGCTGCACTGCTAAAACGATTCGCCCACGTTACGGGATGGAGTGGATGCTACCACTATAAAACTTGTTGCAGTTGGAACCCTAATTCAACTTAAACACAAGGAACAAACATGTCCTCAACATCTATGTTGACTGGTAACGCTCTTACCGTCAAAAAATGGGCCGTCTCTGACTGGCTCAACATGGGTCAAAAGACAGCCTTCGGTCACATGATGGACCGTGGCGCTATCTATTTCCCTGAAGAATTCCTCGGCCAACGCGCCCGTGGAGATCAACTTACCTATGACTACACCAACAAACTGACTGGTATCCCAGTTGGTGAAGGCAGTACTCTGGACGGCAATGAAGAAGCCCTGAACCTCGGCTCTTTCTCGCTGGCCATGAATACCACCCGTATCGGTGTTCTTAACCCTAACGATGACACTATCGAACAACAACGCACGCTCGTAGACTTCCCAGAGCGCACGCGTAAGGTTATCCCAAATCGTCATGCCGAACTGATTGACACCTCCGTATTCTATCAACTGGCTGGCGCTAACCCTACCTCGTTTACACTTAACGGCACGACCTGGGCTGGTACGGATAAACTGTTCGTTCAAGGTCATAACACCCCAGTGGCGCCAAGCTCTGAACGCATTCTGCGTCCAAATGCTGCCGCCACTGACCAAGCCTTGACCTCCTCGGACAAAATGACGCTTTCCTTGGTTAACTATGCTTTGGAAAAAATCAACAACTCGAACCAACCTATCGAGCGTTTCGATGATGGTACGTTTGACTTGTTCCTTTCCGAAGAGCAAATGGTTGACCTTATGGAAGACACAACGGCTCCAATCCAATGGCTCAACATCCAATTGGCAGAAGTTACTTCTGGTAACAACCGCGCTGCTCTCTTGGAAGGTCTGTCCAAAGGTGGCCTGATGGTTGCAGGTAAATATCGTAACGTAAACATCTACTCCGCGCCTCGCGTAGCTTATGGTCAGCGTTCTGATACTTCCGCAGTTATCACGACCGTCCGCCGCGCCGTTCTGGTAGGTAAAGACGCTCTGACATTCGCCTCGCCTTTCGGTGGTCGCTTGTCCGATACTGACGTCCCATTGAAATACAAAACACAGTTGAAAGACTATGAATATTTCAAAGGTATTGAAGGTCGTCTGATCTATGGTGCTAAGAAAACCGTTGCCACGAACTCCCAAGATGTTGGTGTGTTCGTTATCTCAACCTACGCTGCTGCGCACGCATAAGGAGTATAAAAAATGACTACTATTGCTATTGTCCCAGTTGGCTATCAGAACACTGACACTGACTTCCTAAACGCACCTGCTGTTGACCGCAGCGGTGCCGTCCGTTCTGTTGCTGGCTCCGTTAGTGTTGTTTCTGGTACAGCTGCTGATGCTTATGTGGGCTTGTTCCCATTCCAAGCTGGCGCACGCTTCCAAGTAAACAGTAACTCCGTGTATTGCGGCAACTTTGGTGCGGGTACTACGACCGTCAACCTTGGTGTTGTTTACTCCGATTCCACGACCGATGACCCTGATGCGTTTGCATCGTTGTCTACGGCTGCGCAATCGGGCGGCTTCGTTACTGTTGATGAAATTGAAGGTATGACTTTGGTTACGCCTGCTAGTGGTTGGGTTGTTGTACAACTTAAGACTGCCGCCGCAGATGCTACCGCAAATATCACCTTCAACATTGGCGTTACCTACGATAACTACATTGTAGGTTAATAAAAGAACATGCGCGGGGGTATTGGTGGCCCTTTCCCCCGCGTGTGGCTTTCAAAGGATGGATTATGAACCTAGGCGAAATACAAAGCTATATATCAGCGCGGTTGATTGATCCAAACAATCAGTCGGTCTCTTTGGCGACTATCACGCAGGCTGTTAATCAATCCATTGAATACTATAAAATTACACGCTTCTGGTTTAATGAAGTGCGCGATTCCGCTACATTGACCGCAGGTAATGCAGTTATTCCACTGCCTGACAATTTCCTTTTTCCTTTTTCCGATGATGATGGCTTTGCGATTTTCTACAGCGATACGCGCTATCCGTTGGTTAAAATCACGGCACAGCAATATGACGGGTATTTTCTTTCCAACGGCACAGGTTTGCCAAGATTTTACGCACGCCTAGGCAATGAATACCATACATGGTGGGTTCCTGACCAGAATTACACAATACAGCGCCATTACATTAAAGACTATGACGCTTTGTCTGCTACAAGCGACACCAATGATTTTACTGACCACGCTTCACGCATGATATGCATGTGGACGCTGGCTAATTTATCCGCTGAATTGCGTCAAGACGATAAGATGGAAGCATATTATCGCTCGGCTGCCGATGCGGAATTTGTAAGGCTTTGTCAAAGAGGGAACAAATCCAACGGGACAGGGAAGCTGACATTGAGCAGCAGTTTATTAACCGCATGAACAAATATTTAATCAAAGGAGATTCCACATGCATTTACCAACTATAGGCTCTTTAAAGCGCCTGACGACCTATGCTGGCGGCAAACGCTGGACGCAAGGTACATTCACTTGTAACGGCGCTACAAACGTAGTAGTTGCCAATACAGCAGTTACCGCTGATTCCCAAATTCTAGTGACGTTAAAAACCGTTGGCGGCACTGTTGGCGCTACCCCTGCCGTCAAGACAATCACCCCCGGCACAGGTTTTGCAATCGCTGGAACAGCCTCCGATACTAGTGTTTATAACTATGCAATCTTGAACTAAGGGGGAGCCATGAGTTCTTTGACGACCAATTTTGATTTAATCAAGCCCGGAGTAAACGACCCTACAGATCAAGATTTGTGGGGTGGGTATCTCAACGATGATTTAGACATAATTGACAGTCAATTGCTCGTGGCTTCTAACTTTGTTACGTCCTCGAAGACAACGGCTTACACTGTTGTTGCTGAGGATAATAAGAAACTAATCGAGGGAGACGCGACAGGCGCCTCCTTCACTATTACTTTACCGCCCGCTGCCACTACGCAGGACGGGTTCACGATTGCTTTTAAGAAAACCGATGTCACGGCAAACACTGTGACGATTGACGGGAATGCTTCGGAAACGATTGATGGAGCGACTTCCTATATTCTAGCCAATAGATATGATTTTGTTGTTTTGCAGTGCGATACAACAACTTGGAATATCATTGCTGAAACATCGCGCCTAGAGCCTTCTGGCGTGGCAGCAGGCACCTACACGGTCCCCTCAATAACTGTTGATACAAACGGTATTATCACCGCTGCCGCCTCGGCAGTGCAAGATATATCTAACATAACAAATAGCGATACGGCCCCAAATAGTTCCTACATTAAACTTCCGGGCGGAATCTTGATACAAGCAGGGCGCAGTGCGCTGGCCTCGTCTGGTACGATTACTTTCCCCACGGCTTTTGCCAATCAGGGTTATTTGATTACAGGGTCAACACATGGCCTCGGTGTCATTGTTAGCTTTGATGATTCACCTACGGATAGAACAACCACCACATGTTTATTTAGATGCAGGGATAGTAACTCCGTGGATGTTGCGCAGTATGTTGATTACATAGCAATAGGCACTTGGGCATAGTATGACAACAAAAGTATCGACTCCCCGCCCGATACAAATACAAGCAGGTGTACAGCCCATTACGGACTGGACTTCTGCCGCTACCCCTTTTTACACGTTTACAAAAGCCATTCGTTTTGTTCTTGGATTACCTGAAAAAATAGGCGGCTGGTTATTGCAGACGTTTGATTATGGCGCCGCTATGTCTGGTGTATGCCGTACGATCTTTACGCAGTTTATATCTGGTAAGCTCTATACAATTCTAGGCACAAACGAGAAGTTATATGTCTTAATTGGCTCTACACTGACCAATATCACCCCGCTTTTGACAAGCACAGACGCTATTGCTAATTCACTGGCAACGCAATATGCAACACTTAGCAGTAATCCTTTGGCTTCGGTATCTGGCTCGCCTGTTTTGACAGTCACTGACAGTGAGGCTTCACGTTTTCAAGCTGGCGATACGGTCACTTTATCAGGAGCAACGGGATTCGCGGGCATTCTCGCAGGTGCGATAAATGGAGATGCTATTGTCCGTTCCGTTGGTACGGGGAATTATACTATTAATGTAGGCACAAATGCCAACGCAACTACCACTGGCGGCGGCGCTGCCGTGGTTAGGTCATCTGGCATCATAAATGTTACCGATGCCGCTCACGGGCAAGCTAACGGCGATAGGGTCAAGATATCTGGCGCAGCCGCTACGGGTGGTGTTTTGGCAGCGGCAATAAACAAAGAGCATATCATCCGCAATGTATCTACAAACAGCTTCGATATTGTGACAACAGGAGTGGCGACTTCCTCAGTAACGGCGGCAGGTGGTGCTTCGACAGTGTATTCTCAAGAAATACCTATTGGGGCAGTGAGTGAATCAGCTTCTCAGGGCTATGGCGCTGGGTTATATGGCTCAGGGCTATACGGCACCGCTTTAACGTCATCGGCGTCCCGTTCATACCCGCGCACGTGGTTCATGGACAGATTTGGGAACACGATTATCGGGACCCCGGGCAATCAAGGCGGATTGTATCAATGGCTTAATAACACAGATACAGCCCCTACACTTATCACAAACGCGCCAGCGGCCATTAACTACGCTTTTGTTTCCAATGGTATTATTGTTACTTTTGGTGCTACAAACGAAAACGGCATTGAAACGTCTGACCAGAACGCGCCTACAGTGTGGACTTCCTCCTCTATTAATCAAGTGTTTGTTGATGACATTGAGGGCGCAGGACGCCTCACGTCTCACTGTCCAACACGTGATTTGAACCTCATTTTTACCGAAAGCCAGACATATACATTCCGTTATATCGGGCTTCCTTTGGTGTGGGAAATACAATCCCTTGACGAGACAATTGGTATTATTTCCCCAATGGCCCGTGTTTCCGTAAAAGGTGTTGCCTATTGGATGTCACAAAGCAATTTCCACGTATATCGCGGCGGAAAGGTTGAAATCCTGCCTGCTAACGGTTCAGAGCAATGCACCGCGCTTAGGTATGTGTTTGACAATTTAAACGTAGGTCAAAAGTCCAAGATATTCGCATGGTATAACCCTAAATTTGATGAAGTGTGGTTTCATTACCCTTCGGCTGGATCGAATGAGTGCGATAGAGTAATTCGTGTGGAATTAAAGACAAACACATGGTCAATTGATGAAATGACCCGCACAGCGGCTGAATATCCTTCTGTTAAAACGCCTAACCCTTACTTGGCATCGTCCTCTCTGCTTTACAAGCACGAATTAGGCAAGGATGACAACACTGACCCGCTACAATTCACCCTTACCGGCCCGCGCATGTACGCTGGGAAAGAAGCTATGAACTTAACCGGTGTTATTCCTGATAGTAATCAGATTGGCGACATAACCTTCACAGCCACGGGTTACAAATACCCTCAATCAGTTAATCAATTTTATCAAAAGGCCGTTACAGTTTCACCCATGACTGAAAACATTCAGCTTCCACATGGTGCGCGGTATACCCAATATCAGTGGGAAGGCGCCGTACTTGGGCAGGATTGGGAAATGGGTGTCTGGTTTGAAGACGGACAAATGGGGGCTACACAATGAACCCATATACTGATTTGCGCTCTGAAAACATTGCTGACGTGGCTGAATCCGTTGGCGAGATGATTCGTGAACGCAGGGTGGACCTGAAAGATTTTGACAATTTAAATAACCGCTTTATTCGCGGTCGTTTAAGTGGTAGAATTCCGTCAGGAGCCACTAACGTAATCTCTGGCGATAAAGTCGGGGACATTTCATATGATGCTGACTATGTTTACATTCTTGTAGATTTAGGCAGCGGTAACGCAGAGTGGCGCAGGGCCGCGCTGGGGAGTTGGTAGTTTGGGTTTCTTTTCGGGTAGCAAAACAACTGTACCTGCAACTGGTTTCTATAGCCAGCCGCAGGGGTATCAGGATTTATACAATAACATTCTAGGCCAGACCAATCAGGTCGCTGGCAGTGGATTAAATACGCAAGCCTTTACACCATTACCCATGACGCAAGGCGAGCAATCTGCCATAAGTCGTATTAATCAAGGCACCGCGCCAACAGCTGAATCACTACAAGCTGATCTGGCTATGTTACAAAATCCTTTTGATGAGTATGTCATCCAAGATTTGAACAGACAGGCACAAGGGCAGAATAGTCTAGTCAATCAGGCTGGTGCGCAAGCTGGACAAATGGGGTCAAATCGCAATTTCTTACAGACCTCTGACGTAGAGCAACAACGATTAAATAATATCGGTGGATTCCGTCAAAGCCAATACAACACAGCAATCAATCAAGCACTAGGGCCATTGGCTGGATTGAAACAACAAGACCTGTCCAATGCATTCCTTGGCGGCGAGTTTGAGCGCGGCCTTGATTCCGCCACAAAACAAGCTCCATATGCGGCTTTAAGTGCTAATCAAGCTGCATTAGCTGGAGTTCCAACAGAGTTTGGTAACTTTGGCAGCAAGGAGTACACGGTTAAATCTGGTGGCGGTATTGGTAGTTTACTAAAAACCGTAGCCCCTCTTGCCTTGAATGCAATCGCACCGGGTGCTGGCACTGCATTAGGTGCGGCTATGGGTGGTGGCATGGGTAGTTCGCTTGCGGGCTTTGGTGCGTCCACTGGTCTTACAGGCGGCCTTGACCCGTCTACGGGCATTAACTGGTCAGGAAGTAGCTTCTTCTCTGATGAGCGTTTGAAATGTGATATTGAACCTTTGGGCCAAGAAAACGGTTACAATGTATATACATTCCGCTATAAAGGTGATGACAAGAAATACAAAGGCGTTATAGCCCAAGAGGTCGAAAAGCTTAAACCAGAGGCTGTTGTTGAGATTAGCGGCTACAAAGCGGTTAATTATGACATGCTCGGCGTTAAATTTGAGGAGGTTGCATAATGGCTAATTTCTTTGGCGCTTTAGGACAATTAGGCGCGACTGCATTGCCCGGCTTAATCGACCAATACGAGAAGCAGCGCGAACAAAAGACAATGCTCGGGTTATTCGCAAACCGTCCGGAGATGGCGCAAGCTTATTACGGGGCGGTTAATGATGCGAACACGGCCAAAACGGGTGGGCAGGACCCGTCCGCTGTCCGTGAATATCAATATTGGAATTCTCTGACCCCTGCTCAAAAAGAAGAATACCTGCGTGTGAAACGTTCGCAGCAGATTATTGACCTTGGTGGCACGCAAGGCGTACTGGCCCCAGTTGGCGAGGGTTTGTCGCAAGAATTTGTTAAAACCCCTAAAATCACAGAAACGCCTGAATACCAAGCGGCTCAAGAAGGTGCTAAAACACAAGCGCAATTGGATGCGGAACTAGCTGGCCAGCCAGCCGTTACCGCTGCCGTTAAGCAAGCGGAAGTTGCGGGCGAGGCGGCTGGTGAGCTTGGGAAGAAACAAGCACAAGCCGTTAATGTTCTTGGTTTGGTGGAGCAAGCTAAATTGCTGTTACCTAAAGCCACAAGCGGCGGTGTTGCTACTGCTGTTAAAGGTGGCAAAGCACTCTTTAATGTTAGCGATGAAGCCACTCAGGCAGATGCTGGATTAAAAGCTATTGCCGCAGCCCTTACATCTAACGTACCGCGCTTTGAGGGCCCGCAAGGCGTTCTCGATGTTGAATTATACAAACAGGCTGCTGGTGACGTGGCAAACACAAATATTCCTACGGAAGACAGGCTTGCTGCTTTGGATACAATTCAAAGCTTGAATGAGAAGTATACTGGTAAACAATCCATCGACCCCGCTGCTGCTCGTGCCGAACTTATCCGCAGGGGATTAATCAAGCAATGACCGATTTAAGTCAATTATCTGATGAAGAACTAATGAGGGCCGCTGGCTTAACAGCAACAAGCGCAGAGGGCATTAATACAATGTTACCCGCCCCTCGCCCAATGAATACCCAGAATGACTTGGGTGGTGTAATACCTCTGCCAGATAAAGCGGCCATTGATGCCTTGATGTTAAAAGAAAACGGCGTTGCTCCACAATCAGATTTAAGCGGTTTATCGGATGACGAGCTAATGAAGGCGGCTGGCATAGCGCCATCTGTGCCTATTGCAGAAGCTGCACCGCAGATGCCACTCGGTAAACAATTACTGCGCCCTGTTGCCCGTTTTGGCCGTTCTGCCCTTGCTGGACTAAGTGCAATTGGTGATGCGCCCCGTTTAATCACCGATACCATAAGCGCGGCTGAACAAACCGCATTAGGGGCGGTTGGCCTTAAAGATAGCGGACTATATCGCGCCCTAGAAAAATCCCGCACACGCCCTTATATGCGCGATGAAACACTGGCTGGTATTGATGCGATGACAAATAATGAATTACAGCCTCAAAACCGCTTAGAGAATGTTATTGATTTCGGCACTGAAATGGTGGCACAAACACCATTGTCCGCGCCAAGTAGTGCTTTGGGGCTACTAACAAAGCCAACAAACGTAAAAGCGCCGTTAAAGGCTGGTCAAGAGCTTGCTAATATGGCTAAAAATGAATTTAATATCCCGCTTACAGCCGCACAAGTAAGCAACAATAGCGCGGCAAAAACAGTTGCGCGGGTAAGTGATGCGCTTCCCCTGTCTGGCTCAACAGCATTTGCTGAAAAACAAACAAAAGCCTTGACAAAAGCTGCTTCTAATCTTATTGGTTCAAATGCAGACGAATTAACCCCGTCTGTTATGGCAACTCGCAGAAAGGAACTTGGCGATGTTTTCGATACTGTTTATTCTGGTGTTAGTCCTCGACTGGACATGCCGTTCACAGAGCGTTTGCAGGCGGTTTCGCTAGACGCTGCTGACCTTGGTCTGCCTGACGTTTCCAGATCTGTTCAAAAATATATAGATGAAATTTTGAACGCAGCGAAAGACGGCACGATTCCTGCTGAAAAAATAGCGAAGATTCGTACCAGACTTTCCAAGCTTTCTAACTCTAAATCAGAGGCAGCTTCCTATTATGGTGAATTAAGCGAAACACTTGATGATTTGCTTTATAGAAACTTGACTCCTGAAAAGGCAGAAAAGCTTTCAAAAACAAGAGAGCAATATAAGTATCTCAAAACGCTTCAAAGAAATGTTGAAAGCACTGAAGGCACAATTAACCCAAAGAGATTACTTTCAAACGTCTTGTCTTCGCCAGTTTACAATAATGCTGCCTTTAACGATTCCGACAAATTGCTAAACCTTGCCAGAATTTCAGACCGGTATATCAAGCCTTCTATGGGTAGCACAGCGGGAGATAGCATAGGTACGGGCGGCACGGTTTTGGGTGGCGCGGCTCTCGGTTTACCGAAAACAGCGGCTGCATTAGGCGTTAATCGGTTAGGACAATCCCTAGTGAATAGAAACCAAAAACTGGTAGAATCTTTGCTACGTAGAAAGCCTGTAGGCGCGACTTCAAAGGCCGCTGGTTCGGCTTTGTCAAATCTTGCAATACAGAACCAAGGCACGCAATGAAGCAATTGAAACCAAATCAAAACTATGGTACTGTAACCCAAGCCACCATAATGAGGAATAAGCATGTCTGATGGCGCACCTACAATTGGCGGATTACAAAGACTGGGTGATTATCTGGCTGGTCAAGAGTATTGGGATGTAAATATCACGGGCGGCGATATCGCCAATGTCACGCTTACTGGCGTTTCATTTACTGGCACAAGCATAGTCGGCATTACGGGTACGAAAGCGCAGTTTAACTCTGCTTGTACGGATGGTGATTTTGTCTTTACTGGTGATAATCTGACCACGACGACAGTGACGGCCAATACATCCGGCGGCATTGTTCTGGAAAGTAATTCTGGCGCAGATTGCCTGCTGCTTGGTGCTGGTGGTGGCGCAAACGCCACTGCATATGGTGGTTGGAATTTTGATGCAGCCACTGCAAATACAATTGCTAGTTTTGGCGCATCAAAAACACTTACGGCGCTTCCTACGGTTACCTACCCTAACCTGACGGAATTGAGTTACGTCAAAGGCGTTACAAGTGCGGTGCAGACGCAATTAGATAGCAAGATATCCACGGGCGGTACACCGACATTTGATACACTGAACCTTACAGGAAGCACGAACCAGATTGTTTTAGACAGTGATAGTGCGAACACTGGTACGATTTCAATGTCTGCTTTAACAGTCAATAGAGTATGGACTTTCCCGAACGCGTCTGGAACTTTTACGCTAGGTGGAAATAGTTTTAGCGGGACTGGTAATATCGTGCGCGAAACTTCGCCGACTATTAGTACCCCCACCCTCGTCACTCCCGCACTGGGAACGCCATCAAGTGGAACACTGACAAATTGCACCGGTTTGCCAATTGCCGCCGGCACAACAGGCACTCTTGCGGAAACCCGTGGCGGAACGAACCAGACGACATATACGCAAGGTGATATACTATACGCCTCTGGCGCGAACACGCTTGCCAAGTTACCAAAAGGAACTGCACTGCAACAGCTTCGCATGAACGCTGGGGCGACTGCGCCTGAGTGGGCGACTACCACAACATCGGAACCGAAGGTCTACGCCGCTGTTAACTTCACAGGCATTACAACCGCGTCCATTGTTAAAAGCTACAACATAACTTCCGTTTCTCGTACTGGAACGGGCGCTTATACAGTCACAATGACTTCCGCTGCACCTGATGCAAACTACTATGTTTCTCTGACCAGTAAGGTTAATGGCGGCAATGGCGATATTGCTGTAAATACGACGGGGAACACAACGACACAAATTTATATTACGAGTGGCGTGTTTAATACAAGCGCAGGTGATGTGACCAATGTCTATATGCTGGTTCACGTATAAGGAGAAGAAATGTTATTAGCTTACCAAAGAGAAAACGAACCCGTCACGATTGTTGCACCATCGCAGCAAGCACTGGAAACAATGAGTATTCAAGAAATCGCAGAGGCAAGCATTGTTCCATTTTGTGAGTATATCGTGATTAAGAATGACTCATTGCCGCAAGACCACACAACCGCAGATGCATGGGATATTGTCAATGGCGCGGTTGTTGTTAATACAGACAAGCTTAACCAAACAGGAGACTAAAATGGCAGTTATAACAAACACAGAGTACAACATTGGGGACTCTGCTTTTCGGCAGGGCGTTCAATGGCTTGCGTTAGCAAATGGGGATACGGGCAGACCTGTC